GCTTACGATGCAGCAAAAGAAGGCATCTTAGATGTAGAAGAAATAGAACAGGCAAAGCGTGACCTACCTGACTACGTTTTCAAAGAACTATACCTTGCTGAACCTGCTGACGATAATAGCAACCCTTTCGGGTACGATAATATAGAAAACTGTATAATTCCTACCCAATCGGGTATAGTTACGGCATACGGCATTGACTTGGCAAAATATACGGATTGGACGGTCATTATAGGACTAAATGAACAAGGCAATGTATGTCACTTTGAACGCTTTCAAATGGATTGGAGTCAGACAATGACAAAGATTTCTAACTTAATCGGAAACACTCCGACCTACTTAGACTCTACTGGTGTTGGTGATCCAATCGTTGAGCAGCTACAACGTAAGCACCCAAGAGTAGTAGGCTTTAAATTTACATCTCAGAGCAAACAACAACTAATCGAAGGCTTAGTTATGGCAGTACAACAGAGGCAAATCGCATTCCCTGACGGGAACATTGCGGACGAAATGCGTAACTTTGAATTTGAATATTCCCGAACAGGAGTAAAATATACCGCACCACAAGGACTACACGATGACTGCGTAATGTCGTTGGCGTTGGCGTGGGACTGCAAACAACACAACAAGAAAGGATTATTTTTTTATGCTTAACTGGAACAATATAACAATCAAAAAACTACAAGAGATCAACGAGATAGACAAGAACTGCAACGCTATTGAACGTACTGCATGGGTTGTATCTATTCTCACAGAAACGCCCTACGAAGAAGTAGAGCAATGGACACTTGACAAATTAAAGTCAATAGACCTTACGTTTCTTCAGGAGATACCAAAGAGCAAATTAAAGTTTACCTTTAAGCACAAAGGCAAACGATATAGACTCGTTAAAGCTGCTAAGGAAATGAAGGCTCACCATTTCATCGAATTGCAGGAGTTAATGAAGAAAGACACTATTGAAGTGCTGCCTGAGATAATAGCTTGTTTGTCTTATAGCGTGAATATCTTTGGACGCAAGAAAGAAGATGACTATGAGCAAAAGGTAAAAGACTTTGCAGATTTGCCATTGGTGAATTTCTACAATTACGCGGTTTTTTTTTCTCAACTTTATCCGAAGTTATTAGAGGCTACCCTAATCTATTTGAAGGAGAAGGAAGCGAAGATGAAGGAGATGCTTTCGGATGGCTTGGACTCATTGACCGATTAGCAGGTGGCAAACGTAATGAATGGGATATCATTCTTAACTTGTCATTAAAGGAGTTTTTGAATACTCTTTCGTTCCATATAACGGTAAAACGACAACAACAGAAAAGATTAGAAAAGGCAGCACAACAGGGTTTTGAGTCTTATGTATGTGCTTGTTTAAATGAGTTATTATAATTATATTTGTAATATAGTCAGGTGGCGAAATGGTAGACGCAAGTGTGGTAGAGAGGGTTGGTAAAATGACCGATGAAGATCAATACCTCAACACAATATTTATGTTTTGGACTCGGACTTTGAAACATAATTACAGGTTCGAATCCTGTCCTGACTACGGGTGATTGGTTATCACTACACAAGACATGCAAAAGGAAGTGGTGACGGCTCGGAAAGACGGGCAACATTGCCCTGTAGAATAATGGCAGTTCACCTCACTTTGACTGAGGGCGTTGAGGTTCGAGTCCTCACGGGGCAACGATTGATTTGGGACACTTTGCCGTAAAAATTATTTAAGTATAGATGGCTTTAAGTTTCAAGCACCAACCAACATCAGGCACAAGTTTTCTTCCTGCATACAACGACAACATTTATGTCGTGTCAGAATCTGCCTCAGGCACATATTCTCAATTTAACTTTAGATTCAACTGCGTGATTCAGGACTACGGTGGAGGCACACCGTTTTCTATCACAATGCTCAAAGCACCTATTTACTACAATAGTAATAACAAGGGCGTTTTTAACATTGGTCGTGTCCTTGAAAACTATGTTAGCTACGATTGGGACTACAACGATAGTGCAGCAAGTGGCTGCAATAATTCAGTTTTTGCTTATACTTCAAAGTTTGGCTACGAGTATAGCACAGGGGCAACATCTCCGATAGTGTTATCTACAGGAGTAACTAACGAATCTGTTAGAAAAGTTTGGAACGCTGCATTAAGTCCTGAAGAGTTAATGAACTACGCTGAGTCTGACTACAGAATGGCAACAGGATCAACAGCAAACTTCTTAACGCATAACTTAAATAAAAGAATACATATTGATCAAAAAGATTGGCTCTACGCTCTTCACGCTGGTGTACTTAATAGTTTGGATGTTGTTTTTAGTCCAAGTGGTTCTACGACTATCACTGGAACGGCTCAGGACATTACTCGTTTTCCGATTGGGGCAAACATACCAGGTGGCATACCTGTTGGAACAAAGTCCTACACTATCACTCCTAAGAATTCAGCAGGAACTACCGTAGGCAGTCCGTACACAATTACTATCGATGACCGATGTAGTAAGTACTCAACGGTAGATTTATACTTTTTAAATCGTTTAGGGGGTGTTGAATCATTCCGATTTAATATGCTGAGACGACAGAGTGTAAACTACAATAGGAAGTCTTACAATCGAAATCCATACACCTTAGACAACACGGCAATCACTTACACTTACGACTCGGAAAGCCATTGGAAAACTGATTACTATACTGACGAAATTACTCGATTTACTTTGAACTCTAACTTTATCACAGAGGCTGAGGCAGACTGGTTAAAAGAGTTAATCGGCAGTCCTTACGTTTGGATGTATGACGACACACTTAAAGCGGTCAATATAAGAACGAGTGAATATGAGCGTAAATACCACGTCAACGACAAGGTGTTTAACTTGACCTTAGAAGTTGAAGTAAGTGCAATGGACAAATCACAAAGAAGATGATAGAAATAATAGCGGAAGGGCTTCAGTTAGAGGTAGGCGGTGACTTACAGATATTAATCACTCGCCAAATAGCTGACATAAGAGAGCCTGAAAAGAGAACAAGTGATTGGTCAAAAAGTTTTACCTTACCTGGTACTAAAGTAAACAATAAGTTCTTTAATGCTTTCTTTGAGGTAGGCAAGTCAACCATAGGCGGCAACATTCAGCAGATTTCCGACTTTAAGGTAAACAAAAAGGCTCAATGCACAATCATTGCAAATGGCATGGAGCAACTCAGAGGATTTCTGAGATTAACAGAGGTAACTGTAAAAGGCACGAATGACATTGAGTATGTGTGTACGGTTCACGGTGAGACTGCTGACCTATTTACCAACATCAAAGACCTTAAACTATCTGATCTTGACTTCAGCGAATACAACCACGTTTTAAATAGAACCAATGTCATAAATTCTTGGGACACAGAGATTATAGTTGACGGAACAGGAGTGACATTTGAAAAAGGCAGAGGCTATGTTTATTCTCAAATGTTTCCAAAAAGGGAAACTAAAGGCTACAATTCTAATGAGTGGTCTGTTGCTGACCATACTCCTTGTCTGTATGCAAAGACCGTAGTAGACAAGATATTTGAAAATCAAGGCTATAGATATACAGGAGATTCCTTTTTTAATAGCACACGTTTTAAGAATCTAATTATACCTTACACTAACTATGGATTTAATGTAAACGATGCAGATGTAGAGGATAGAATGTTTCGTGCGCAAGTTACAGGTGCTACTACTTTAGACACCACAGGACAAAATGTTTTAGGAGATACATTACCAGCTTCTAACGATTCAACAGGAGGCAATTTTGACAACGGTAATAATTACAATCCATCAACTTACAAATACACCGCTCCTGCATCAGCACGTTATGAATTTTATTTGTATTTAGACGCTTCATTTAATATAACTATTGCAGACGATTCAGCAGCTTGGGCAAACTTTGCAGTTGTTGTAGATGGAGTATATACTTCTCAAATTCAGATTTTATCAAAAGTTTTATCTAATCAGGTTGTATTTGATGACACAGGAGTGGGTGCGGCAAATGTAATTGATGGAAAACAAGTAGAAATAAAGTTTACAGGATGCTACGTAGAAGATCCGTCAACAGGAGGTTTGATATTTCAGCCATCTTTAAGCGTAAACAATGGCACTTATTGGTATAATTTAAGCACATCAACTAACTTTTTTTATAATAATATAGTTCCATTTGAAAGTTTCTTCGTAGGTGATTTCACACAAACAGAACTCTTGACAAATTTCATCAAGATGTTTAATCTTTATATTGAGACAACACTTGATTCAAAGACTTTAAGAATTGTTCCTCGTGATGATTTCTATGCTGGTACTGTTGACTATTCCCAAAAGTTAGATTATTCGCAACCTTATGAGATTGTACCTTACGGAGACTTACAAGGCAACCCTTACAAGTTCACTTACAAAGAAGGCAAAGACGAAGAGAATAGTATTTACAAGACGCAGACAGAACAAATCTACGGTGAACGTACCTATAGAATCGACAACGACTTTGTAAAGCAAGAGAAAAAGATAGAGGTGACATTCGTCCCCACTATGATGACTGAGGATTTTGGTACTCGTAGATTCTATTCGATGTGTACAACACCTGACGGTCAAATAGGTGAATTAAGAGTGCTTTATTTCTATGGTGCTGTAACTGTACCTTTTTACTATCTCTACAACACAGGCGGTAAAACACCAGGAGACATCATCAATAAGTATCCAATGACGCTGCACATTGACGATACGGCAGACATGAATTTTGATCTGAACTTCGGAATGCCTATTTATGTCGACACGAAGTTAGGCATTGAATACACGAATCAGAATCTTGTCAATTTATACTACTACAAAACACTCACAGAAATAGCAGATAGGGATTCAAAGATATTTAAAGGGTATTTCAGAATAACTCCTAAAGATTGGCAGACAATGAAGATGTCAAACCTTTATTTTTTTGAAGGGCAATATTGGAGACTTCAAACGGTTACTGATTACAACCCTTTGATTGACGATGTTTACGAATGCGAGTTTTTACTTGCTAAATACTATCCTCCATTTTCACGCACAAAAAAGCAATTAGGCTTTTCAGATGCTATTAACTCTGGGGGCGGAGCAGAACTCATTCCATTTGGCAATAAAACCAATAGTACAGGCTCTTCAACTCGCGGAGTATACGTCGGAAATAACACAGGTCGTGGCGGTGAAAACGTAGTAGTAGGTAACCTTAACGCAATAGGCGGTAGTCACAATGTGGTTACAAGTTCAGAGCGTGTTGTAATTCCCGACAACTACGAAAACGTGACTGCATTAAGATGCGATAACTACAACGTGCCTTACACAGAGAGACTCTACATTGAAAACTATCCATGCTTAGGAAGTTGGATGTCAGGCGGTAAAGTTGTGACCATTGTACACTCAATGAGTCCGTATTTAGCGACTTCAGAAGATTGGCTAATACTGTGCAACACTTCTTCTGGAAATATAACGGTAACTCTTCCAACACCAACTGCAGCAAATAGCGGAAAAATGTACACCATCAAAAAGACTCAAAGTAGTCACTCTGTAACGATAAACGCAGGAGATGGCTCTATATTAATAGATGACACAACCACACACACACAAAACGCAAAAAATAGCTTTCATCAAGTAGTATCAGACGGCACTCAATATTGGGTAATAACAGACTAAAAAAATGGCAATAGAAACCGCAGTAAAAATAGACGTAGATGTTAACGGCATACAAACCGTACAACAGGCAGCAACAGTTTACGAAGATTTGGGAGATGCAGTTGCAAAAACCCAACGAGAAGCAGAGGCTTTAGCTCTTCAATTCGGAATAAACGACAAACGGACTCAAGAGGCGATAAAGACTGCAGGGCAGTATAAGCAACAACTTGAGCAATTAGACCAGGCAGTAGACGCTAACAGAGGCAACACTCAAAAACTATTTGGTGCAGTTCAAGGACTTGCTGCAGGTTTTGAAATTGCTGCAGGTGCTATGGCTCTTGTAGGAACAGAAAGTAAAGAACTTGAAAAGTTACTTGTAAAGGTTCAAGGTGCTATGGTGTTAGCACAAGGCTTAAAAGACCTTAACGAATTCAAAGGTTCTATTATTGGAATTGCTACTAACATAAAGAACTTCTTAATTCCTGCCTTTACAGGAATGAGAAACGCTCTTATATCAAGTGGTATTGGTGCAGCAGTTATTGCGGTTGGAGCTTTGGTTGCTAATTTCCTTAGATTAAAAGAAGCATCAGAACAGGCAGCAGCAGCACAGAAAAACTACAACGATCAATTACTCGCTTTAAGGAATGAGCGTAAACTTTTATTAGAAGGTGAAAAAGCAGTAGTTGAAGAAACCCTAAGAACAACACAAGCAAGATTAAAAGCAGGTCAAGATGAATTAAAGCGTCAAAAAGAATTCAATGAAGAATACTACAGAGGAGTTGAGGCTCTGGGTAATCAAGTCAGACAATCTGAAATCGATAGACGTAACGAAAAAATAAAAGCCCAAGCACTTGAAAACGAGCAATTACTAAACGAACAATTAAAACTATCTAAGCGTTTAGAAGAACTTAAAAAACAAGAAGTAAAGACAACTACACAAGTTGCAAAACAAGGTCTTACAGACGAGCAAAAAGCAAAAATAGAGTTTGATAATTGGAGTAGACAACAAAGAGAAAAATCAGCACAAGAATTAAGAACTTTTCAAGGCAAACAATTACAAGACACTACAGGAGCATTACAAGCACAAGCAGCTGCAAACATAGCGGCAACAAACGTAGTTATTGAGCAAACAACAGATAATCAGTTAAGCAACATCGAAAGGCTTAAATTAGGCGTTAGTGCTTTTGGTGTCGACTTCGTAAATACTTTTGTAAACACTTTTGCTGCAATTTCAGAACTTACAACCGCTTTTGCTAACGAATCAGAAGCAAGTCAACGTAAAGCATTTCAAGTCAGAAAAGCATTATCTTTAACTACTGCAACTATTGCAACAGTTGAGGCTACTTTAGAGGCTTTTAAAAGTGCATCGGCTTCTCCAATCACAACGGTATTTCCTGCTTACCCTTTTGTACAGGCAGCAACTGCAGCAGCGTTTGGTATTGCTAAAATAGCGACAATTTCAAGACAACAATTTAATCCTAATTCAACACCATCACCGTCAGTTGGTTCTGTTTCAACTGCTCAGACATTCAACGCACCAACTACAAGACTTCCACAAGGTCAAGACATTTTGACACAAGAACGCAGAGTATTTGTGTTAGAAGGTGACATCACAAGAACACAACGAAGAGCAGCGACTAATCAGAATGTGAGCGTGTTAGGTGGGTAAAACAAAGCCAAAAAACAACAATCAATAATTATAATAGAATGGATTTGCCAATTTACAAATTAGTAATCAATCCTGAGGATGAAACAGGTGTTGAATTTGTGTCACTTGTGACCAACCCTGCAATAGAAAAAGAGTTTCAATATTTTAGTGAGCAAGACTTTGTTGATCCAAGACCAGGAGAGAATGAAGGTGAGTTTATATCTCGTTGTGTAGAGAAAGTCATCAACGAAGGTTACGAAAATGAACAGGCAGTTGCAATCTGCTATTCATATTGGGAAGGTGGCAAGTTCGATAAACATGAGTTCTTCAATGACTACCCAAAAGCAGCATCACAAAACGCACAGAGAGGAATTAACCTGAACGAGGCTATCGGCAATGACTGTGCTACTTTAGTAGGTAAGAACAGAGCAAGACAATTAGTAGCTCGTGAGAACCTTTCATTGCAAACGATAAAACGCACTTACTCTTATTTGTCAAGGGCTAAAGAATATTACAACCCATCAGACACAAAAGCCTGTGGAACTATCAGCTATTTATTATGGGGTGGAGAAGAGATGCTTCGTTGGACTGAACGCAAGTTAGAAGAGTTAGAATTAAGCAAGGCACGTAAAGCAACATTTGAGATTCAGAACGAAGAGAAGCGTATTATCTCAGGTGCTGCAATGATTGCTGATTTACCGATTTATCGTTACGATGATGTAAGGGGTGAATACTACGTAGTTTTTGATAAAGAAACCATTTTTGAAATTGCTAAGAAATGGGCAAGAGGGGACAAATACGATGCAGTAAATATTCATCACGATAAAGCAGTAAATGGACTTTCTTTATTTGAGTCATTCATTGTTGACAGAGAGCGTGGCATTATGCCTCCAAAAGGTTACGAAGAAGTAGCAGACGGAAGTTGGTTTTTGTCTTACATCGTAAATGATGAGTCTATATGGCAGAGAGTAAAAGAGGGTGAGTTCAAAGGTTTCTCTGTTGAGGGCTTTTTCGACTTTGAAGAGACCGTAGAAGACAAGATTGCCAATGCCATGATGAAGAAACTAAAGAGAGTCTTGGAGCAATGGGATGGGAAAAATTGAGCCAAAAAAAACAAACCACTAATTATATATAAAATGAATTCAAAAGAAGTAATCAAAGAAATCAGAACCTTGTTAGGTTTCTCAGAAGAGAAACAAGAGGTGAAGATGGAAACTGCCACATTAGTAGATGGCACGATCATTGAATGGGAGGGCGAACTTGCAGTAGGTACTGCTATCTTTGTTCAAACTGGCGAAGGTCTTATTCCTGCTCCTGACGCTACTCACGAAGTTGAAGGCGGTATGCTTGTAACTACTGAAGGCGGTATCGTAACTGAAATCGTAGAAATTGAAGAAGAAGTTGAAGTTGAAGTTGCAGCAACTGAGTTTGCAACCGTTGAGTCTTTCAACTCTTTGTTAGACAAGTTCAATGAAGTTGTAGCACGTCTTGAGGCTATCGAAAAGAAGAACGTAGAGCAAGAGGCTAAATTCAACTCAATGAAAGACATCTTTTCTAAGACCGTTGACTTAGTTGAAAAAGTAGCAGATTTACCATCTGAAGAACCACAAAAAGCACCTGCAAAACTTTCTAAGAAAGAGGAGCAGTTCGCAAACATCATGAAAATTGCACAAACCCTAAAAAATAAATAAAAAAATGGCATTTAACGTATCAGCCTTAGCAAATTACACCAACGAGCAGTCTACAGAGTTAGTACTTAAGTCTTTGTTTGGTTCAAAAACTGCAGCTATTTTACAAGCTGCTGGTCAAGTTCAAGTAGGTGTGAAGTCTGCAGAGGCTTTGAACATCCTTACTTCTGACGTTTACTTTCAGACAGACGGTTGTGGGTTTACCAGTTCAGGTAACACTACTTTCACTCAGCGTGTAATCACTGTTGGTAAAATCAAAGTTGAAGAAGAATTGTGTCCTAAGACTTTGGAAGCAAAGTGGATGCAAACCCAAATGGCTGCAGGTTCTCCAACTTCAGTACCTTTCGAGGAGCAAATCGGTCAAGACAAAGCGAACAACATCGCTAAATTGTTAGAAATCGCAATGTGGCAAGGTGACACAGCAACAACCAACACTAACCCTAACACTAACAAGTTTGATGGGTTCATCAAGTTGATTGACGCTGCTTCTGCTTCTACTGTTGCTGGTAACACTTCTTCTGCAACTTCTATCACAGTTGCAAACGTAGACGATTTGATTGACAACATCTACAACGTAATCCCTGCAGACATCGCTGATGCTTCTGACTTGGTTTTGTGGGTAGGTATTGACACTTTCAAGAAGTATACTACTGCTCTTAGAAACAACAACTTGTTCCACTACGCTGCTGATAGCGAAGGTATGGAAATCACAATTCCTGCTACCAATGTAAAAATGATTGCAACAGGTGGATTGAACGGAACTAACCGTATGTTCTTAGGTCGTTTAAATAACTTCTTTATAGGTACTGACCTTGCTAACGAACTTGAAGAGTATAAATTCTGGTATTCGGTTGATAATGACATAGTTAGATTCCGTGCTACTATGAAATTTGGATGTCAATTTTCCTTTC